CCAGGGATTTGACTCCCTAAAAGCGCACCGCATTGGTTGGGCACTTGGTTTGTGAAGAACACATTCTCCCTTGTTAGGGGATGTGACTCCACGAGCTTATAGATGGCCTTTCGCTGTCCCTGTTGAATCCACTGCATAGCAGCGGGTTCGCAAGAGATTAGTCTAGGGCCGCGAGAATCCTTAGGCACGAGACAAACTCGTGCGGGGGATTCTTCTGCATCGACAATGGAAGACCATCGTCGATGTTCATCACAGACATGCCCAAGAGATGCGCAGAAATACGCATCAAACGGATACACGTCTGTAAGACGACTTGGAACTCTCGTCCACTCGTACTTGCCCCAAGGGGTCTCTTTAGTAGAGACTGCCCCAGGGCCGTGCGAGGGAACGATGTCCAATATGTCGAAATGGCGGAATAGCTCACGAAGAGCCTCCCGCGCACCGCGTGCGATCTGCACAACTCGAGGGCAATCATGCCGTCGAGCCTTACTAGTCGCACTATAAACAATCCATTCGGTAATCAATCCGAGAGTATCGTCTACATCCTTCAGTTCTGTCTCAGTCTTTTCAAACTGGGTCAGAACTTGCTGTTCTTGGTCTGCTGAGTAGGGCAATTCGTACTTGTAAAACAAGTAGAGGACCTGCCGTAGAACTCGAACACTAATTGCGCACCCCGGTATTAAGGGGGTGCCCGAAGCTGACAGAACCCGTTCGAAGAATTCCCCCAGAAACTGGGGGGTTATTCTTCCGTCTGCAGGTTGGAACCCGCATTCGGATGGATCGAACGGTTGACTGCTTGATAGAGCCCTGTCTAGGGCTTTGCCAAGAGACGGCAGAGTTTTCGTGAGAAAACCCAGCCCCTCAGAATCAACACGTTGGCGCAACTTGTTAATGGTTGCGCTACATGCTGCTGTACTGAACCAGCTCCGATGAGTCATTGAGACATCACGGAGCATGTTGACGATGAGTTCACACTCATCAAGGCTTTTAATAGAACCCATAATGGTATTCTTCCTTGAGCCACCCAACATGCCCGCTATTCCTGAAGTGAGATAAACCAAATGAAACGAACTGAGTCCATTCCACTTGATCTACAAGAGTTCAAGTCGACACCGAACGGTATCGCTCCAAAGCAGGTCGCTCTGGTTTGCGCTACCTTTTCGACATCGGTCCTGCCTCCTAATCAGATTAACTCGCTGGGTTACTTCCCTCCCGACAGCAGCCACGTCCCCGTGCGTCTTGTCATTGCTGACAAAGGCACAGTTAGGCGGCCGCCAACGGTTTGGGGGATAGATAACCAGAATCAGCGATATCAACCTGAAGTGCTCGCCCAACATTACGGCCTGCACGATCACTGAGTCGAGGGCATTGCGCCCTGTTTCGACCCAGTGACCGCACGAAGTTACTCACTCTTTCGAGTGGGTAGCTTCTTTTCAAGCCGCTCCCGCCGTTCTCGGCGGATTCGAGCGTCACTCAAACTGTTCTCGTCCGAGTTACGCGCACCTACACTACGTAGGATACACGCAACACATCGGAGGCCAATTTGGATTGCCTTAGCTTTCCAGCCACTCATAGAGTGCCGTTGACTAAGGCGTCCGCGCCGTACCCGGAACAGTCGTAGAGAATAGTCGTCGTGGCCCCTTGCGAGGCAACGAGCGACACCAGCTCTGCGAGCACGTCCTTCATCACGTCCTGAGAGATGATCGCCCCAACAGGGGACGAAATCGTCAGAGACGCGGTGTGGGTTATCGGAGTCAGCGAGTCCACCGTGCTAATCGACACCTTGTCGACACGGATATTGGATCGCCGAACTTTCTTCATCCCCACGCCCGTTTCTTGGTGTTGCACCTTGATCCGGTGTGGTTGCGAAGGATTTTCGTTCTCTTGAATGAACGTCCGACTGCGGCCTTCGGGGCCAGTACCGAGAAACTGAACCTCGGTACCAGCAGCATTCTTCACTTCATTTGTTTGCAGGTTAGTAGGAATGGGCATTTGTTTGTCCTTTATACTATCACTGTACTACCGGCTAAACCGGTATTTTCTGCGGGCGCGTCTGGTAACTACCAGAGCAGCACCCAGGCTGAGCTCAACAGGAGACAGCCCACTCGTCGTTATAAACGAGCTTTTCTCCGGCATCCTTGTCTCACGGCGGTAAGCCGTTTCAACGCAGACTGGGAGTCCGTACTCTTGGCCGTTACTGACATATGAACCGAAAACAGGGTAACGAACCCTGCCGGTTATACGCCGTTCACGTGTTATAGACCAAAGGTACTGATGTATGAACACCACCGGATCCATCCACCCAGCCTTCAAGCTTCCCAGGAATCGGCTTACGCCGACCACCCAGTCAAGCAAGAAGGTATAGGGAATAGCATTCCAGATGATAGCGGGATTTATATTTACCCCGAAGGCATCTAGATACGCTAGGAGTCGCGAATGCGCGACTTGCAGATCGAGAAACACATACGAATACTCGATCTCCACATGGAACTTCGAAGGTTGATACGCTACCTCGCGGGTCGTCATAGCCCATATTTTCCTCGAGCCGGACACACCAGTGTCACGAAACTCGTTGATAGATGGACCATCGATAACCGCTACGTTGTCGTATTCTTTGAAGGACACACTAAAGTGTCCTATCCTAACCTTCTCGGCACCGTCAAGAAGTTTTCTAAGCTTCTTTTCAGTATTGGACACCGCAAGCCACGTGGCCTGGATGTCTGATATTAATGGCGCTACAGCGAACTTCCACTGCAGATAACCGCCCGCCACTAATCGGGATAATGACTGCTTTGTCGGGTCCTTTACAAGGAATCCCGTCAACTTTAGTGTAGAAGTGACAGCACTTCTAAACGGAAGCTTGCGGAATGCCGCAAGAACTTTCATAGCAGATAAGGTGAGATGTTTAAAGTCTTTCAACTCATAAACAGCGTTTAACACGCTAAACTCAGCCTTAATTTTGGGCATGATGGCCTCTAAGGCCGCCTGCTCAAGTTCAACGAGCTTCGCGGGTTTGGGAATGAATCCCTCATCCGTCGAAACCGTCGTCCGCCAGTCGGGAGCAACACCTATACTAGGGTTGTACTGTCCAACTGTCCCGGAACCAAGACTGACCCCGAACGATGAATGATCATATGTGGCTCTCATGCCACCTCTGTAATCACTCAAGTCGGTATTCAGATAAGTAGTATCATGGTTGGCTGGAATCGGGGCCGCGTCAAGCACGTATTTATAGTGCTCAAACGGCTTCCATTTCCATTTCTGCCCACCTTCCACCACTCTACGCTTTTCCTCAACCAGCAACTGTGCTGGCTGATTATATGCGTAAGGATCGTCGGTAGCAGCATTGACTGGCGGGTTACCCGCGGGCCCAAACCTTACAGGTTTGTAAACCACTGTCACTCGTTTGCCAAGGCTGTACAACGACCTCGTCTCAGTTGCATGTTTCATACATTTGGTGAGGTATAATTAACCTCAAAGGCGCGCGCCAACAGGGC